ATGTAACATTTAAAAATTCAAGTGATACAGCAATATCTAAAACATTTGATTTTATTGCAAAAGGGTTTTAAAAGGAGTATAAACACATCATGGCACAACACGATTACGATATAGCGAACCAATCATTTCCAGCTTTTAGAACTGATCTAAACAATGTTCTTGAGGCTATAAATACATCTAATTCAGGTACATCAAGACCAAGTGGTGCAGTAGCTGGAACAATTTGGCTAGACACAACTTCTGCAACTACTCCTACTTTAAAATACTATGATGGTGCTGATGATATATCTCTTGCAACTTTAGACCACACAGCAAACACAGTTAATTGGTTAGATAGTTCAGTTTCATTCGATATAGTTTCAGATACAACTCCACAATTAGGTGGCGATTTAGATGTTAATGGAAATAGTTTTGTTTCAACATCAAATGGAGATATTGAATTTTCTCCAAATGGAACAGGAAAGATTAAATTTAACGATCTAGCTTATATTCCTCAACAAGCATTAACTTCATCATCAAATGCAGTAGCTTGGGATGTTCAAGCTAAACCAAACGCATATCATCTAACAACAGAAAACACTACTTTCTCTGCACCTACTAACGCTGTAGAGGGTGCTTTTATTTGTGTAGAAATTAATTACAATGGTTCACACACAATAGCTTTTAATACTGTATTTGAATTTGCTGGAAGCACAGCACCAACATTTACTTCGGCAGATGGTAAAACTGATATTTTAGTTTTCAAATATAATGGTGCTATTTGGCAAGAAGTAGGTAGAACATTAAATTTAAGTGAAAGTTAAAATATGTACGCAATAGTAGAAGATAACAATATTACACAATACATTAATTATCCTAAATCAGTAGTGATTGGAGATGTAAGATACCCAGCTAAAATATTTCAGTTATGGTCACAAGCTGAATTAAATGCAATAGGTATTTATGAAGTTATAACTGATTCAACTAATTACAAAGACCCAGCATATTATAATAACACTAACGAACAATATAACTTTGCAAATGGTCAAGTTACTAAATCTTGGGGAACTGCAACTGCTAAAAGATTAAATGATGAAAACGCAGTAGATGAAGATGGTAATAATTTATTAGATGATGATGGCAACCAAGTAATTAACTATGGTTTAAAAACTGAAAAGAAAAGAATTGTAAAAGAACAAGCATCAGGATTATTAGCACCTACTGATTGGTATGTAGTTAAATCAACTGAAGTAGCTGACTATGATGTTCCATCAAACATATTATCTTTTAGAGCAGATGTTAGAACTAAATCAAATGAAATGGAAACTATGATTAATAACTGCACAACAGTTGATGAACTAAAAGCATTATATGAATACACAGAACAACAAGACGGCACATTTACAAGACCACTACCAGAATTTCCAAAAGAGGTAATATAATGCCTTTAATAATTCCAAGTAATTCAATATCTGCTGGTGGATATGAAGTTGCTAATTCATTAAGATTTAATGATGATAGTAGTGATTATTTAAACAGAACAGGTGGCACAGCAACAGATGGAAAAAAATTTACTTATTCTGCTTGGTTTAAAAGAAGTGAGATTGGTGGTGGTAATGAATTATTTTGTATATATGCAGACAATACAAACAGATTATTTTTAAGAAACAATGGAGATACATTTGAATTAAGTATGCTTGGTGGTTTTGGTTCTACAACCAGACAGTTTAGAGACCCAAGTGCTTGGTATCATTTTGTAATCGCTTGTGATTCAACACAAGCAACAGCATCAGATAGAGGTAAATGGTACTTAAATGGAGAATTAATAATGACAGGTAGTATAAGTCTAAATCAAGTATTTCCACATGGTCAATCAACTCCAAATTTTTACATAGGAAATGGAGAATATAATAATACAGTTTATACCCAATATTGGGACGGTTATCAATCAGAAGTTTGTTTCATTGACGGACAACAACTAGACCCAACATCATTCGGAGAATTTGACGAAGATAGTGGAATATGGAAACCAATAGATGTATCTGGTTTAACCTTTGGCACAAATGGATTCTATTTAGACTTTGAAAACTCTGGTAGTCTAGGTGCAGATGTATCTGGTAATGGAAATAACTTTACTGTAAATAATTTAACTTCTGGAGATCAAGCTACTGATACTTGTACTAATAATTTTGCAACATTAAATCCTTTAGACAAACCAGGAACAGGGAATTTACCAGGCTTTGCAGAAGGGAATTTACATTATAATAAAACAGCGACAGGGTCAGGTAATAATAGTCAAGCTAATTCAACAATAGCTGTAAATACAGGAAAATGGTTTTTTGAGATTAAAGCACTTGATAGTAATGCTATAATTGTTGGTATAGACAATGCTGATAATCCAACATACGATTCTCATGGTAATTCAATAAATAGTTCTGATGGTGGTATTGCTTATTACAATAATGGTCAAAAAATAGTGTATGGCACAGCATCATCATATGGTGCTAGTTGGACAACAAATGATATTATAGGTATAGCAATAAACTTAGATGATAATGAAATAACATTTTACAAAAATGGATCATCTCAAGGTGCAATATCAATAACCACAACAGGAATTAATTATAGACCAGCAATAATGAATAATGGTTATAATAGCACAAGTAGTGCATATATGAATTTTGGCAACCCACCATTCTCAATCTCATCAGGAAATAGTGATGGTAATGGCTATGGAAACTTTGAATATTCTGTACCATCAGGATATTATGCACTTAACACAAAAAATTTAGCAGAATACGGATAGGATATTATTATGAGCTACACTAACGGATTAGACAAACCAACAGATTATTTTAATACTATTACCTACACAGGAGATGATGTAGATGGAAGAACTATAACAGGAGTTGGTTTTCAATCTGATTTTAGTTGGGTGAAAGCTAGAAGTAGTGCATTTTCACATTATATTATTGATGCTATTAGATACGATAGTGGTGCATCTAAATATTTAAAACTAGATTCTTCATACAATGGTGGAGATGAAACACCTAGTGGTGCTGGTTGGATTTCAGCATTAAATTCTGATGGTTATGTATGTAAAAATGGAACATCAAATACTAATAACTGTAATGAAAATGGAGTTACTTATGTAGCATGGAATTGGTTAGGTGCTAATGGAACTGCATCAAACACAGATGGAAGCATAACCTCAACTGTTAGTGCTAATACTACAAGTGGTTTTAGTATTGTGTCTTATACAGGAACTGGTGCAAATGCTACAGTTGGTCATGGGTTAAATTCACCAGCTAAATTTATTATACTAAAAAGACGAGATGCTACTAATGATTGGGAAATTGGAAGTGATGCACTAGGTTGGGATAAACACCTTTATTTTACTACAGGTGCCGCAAATAGTAGTAGTGATAGATGGCAAAACACAGCACCAACTAATTCTGTTTTTTATATACAAACAGCGGCTGGTAATAATGCTAGTTCTTCTCCATTTATAGCCTACTGCTTCGCAGAGAAAAAAGGATTTAGTAAGTTTGGAAGCTACACAGGTAATGGCAGTACTGATGGAACATTTGTTTATACAGGATTTAAACCAGCTTTTCTTATAACTAAATGTACATCGAATAGTGCATTTAGTAATTCAAATTGGATGTTATATGATAACAAAAGAGATTTATATAATCAAATGGCAGAATATTTATATCCTGATTCCAGTAATGCATCAGGGACAAACTCACAAGGTATGGATTTTCTTTCTAATGGAATTAAAATGAGAAATACTTTTGGAGATGCAAATTACAATAATGAAACATACATCTACATGGCATTTGCTGAAAATCCATTTGTAACATCTACAGGAATCCCAACAACAGCGAGGTAGTAATGCAATTATCAAAACATTTTACTTTAGAAGAATTTGAAAAAAGCCAAACTGCTACAAGAAAAGGTATTAAGAATAAAGCTGGTGCTGGAGAAATAAAAAACTTAGGCGATCTATGTTATGAAGTATTAGAGCCTGTAAGAATTAAGTTTGATAAGCCTGTAACTATTACATCTGGTTATAGATCAGAGGAATTATGCGAAGCAATAGGCAGTAAAAAAACATCACAACACACCACAGGAAACGCAACAGATTTTGAAATAGCTGGTGTATCTAATTTAGAAGTAGCTTTGTGGATTGAAAACCATTGCGACTTTGACCAACTAATCTTAGAGTATTACACAGGAGAAGCGAATAGTGGGTGGATTCATGTATCATATAAAGATGGTTCAAATAGAAAACAAGTACTGACATTTGATGGCAAATCATATACTAATGGATTACCAGAAGCCAAATGGTCTGGTGGAAAATTAACTAACTAATAGGAGTTTATTATGCCAATGGGAAAAGGAACTTATGGGTCTAAACGAGGAAGACCACCAATGAAGAAAAAGAAAAAAGCTAAAAAGAAGAAGAAGTAATGGCCACAAAGAAACCTATATATGCTAAAGCTAGACCAAAGAGATTAGGGAAACCAAAATCTTTTAATAAAAAGTCTAAGGCTTATAAATCAGCTAAAAGAAAAGCTGATAAGAAGTTTGGCAAAAAGGTTTCTTTGTATAAAAACATCTTCATCTCACAAGCTATTAAAAAATATAAACCAAGAAAGAAAAAATGAGTATAAACCATCTAACAGAAATGCCATTAGGACTTGCTATTCAAAGAGGCAACATTTCTAATTTTTCAGGAGTTCAAAAATTTGGATACAACACAGCAGTAGGAACAGTATTTGAAACAATATGGGAGAATGGTAGTCTTTATTCTTACCCTACAACTCCAACTACAGCAGTTGCAACATCTACTTCAACAGATGACAATGATAGCTTACTTCATATTTATGGCTTAGATTCGAATTGGGATTTAGCTGATGAAGTGATTACAGTTGGTGGTTCAGCCTCTACTACATCTTTTATTAGAGTATTTAGATCAGTATTAGAAAATGCAAATACAGGAGTTGTTAATGTTGGTAAAATTACGACAACAGTTAATTCAATAGCTGTTTCAGTAGTTGATGTTGGTTATGGACAATCACTTCAAGCAGTATATTCAATTCCTAGAAACTATCGTGGCTTTCTAATGTCTATTGATGTTGGAACAAGTAAGCAAAAAGAAGTTGAGGCTAAATTTATGCAAAGACCTTTAAATGGAAATACTTTTCAAACTAAATCATTAATTACTTCATTTGGAACACCCTTTAGAAAAGACTATTTAGTACCAGAAATTTTATCAGAAAAATCAGATTTAGAAATAAGAGCCAAAGCAGATGCTACGACTTCTATTTCTGCTGGGTTTCAATTAATCCTAGAGAAAGTTGTTCAAAGCTAATGACTAAAAGACCAAAGACAACTGGCGAACATATCGTATCGTTGTATGGTCATGTCACAGGATTAAAAAAAGATATTTCAACAATTAAAAACAATCATCTTGCTCATATGCACGAAGATATAGAAAAGATTGATGAAAAGTTAGATAAGAAATTTGATAGCCTGAACAATTTAATTATGTATGGAGTTGGTGCTGTAGCTTTATTGTTCATAGCCCAAGTGCTTTACTTTTTATCAAAATAATATACAACAACAACTTGTATGTCTCATAAACGAATTTTAGTTATCTCTGATATGCACATTCCATATCATCATAAAGATGCTTTTAAATTTTTAAAAGAAATCAAAAAAGAATTTAAACCCGATACGATAATTAATATCGGAGACTCAATCGATTTTCATAATATCAGTATGCACCAAAGTTCCCCTGATCTTCCTAATGCTGGAGATGAACTTAAAATAACAAGAGAATATATTAAAGAATTAGAAAGCATATTTCCTATAGTTACTGAAGTAGATTCAAACCATTCTAGTTTAGTTTATAGACGAGCATTTAAGTATGGATTATCAAGAGAATTTATGAGAGATTATGGAGATTTCTTAGGTACTAAAAAATGGAAATGGGTAGAAGATATAACTTTAACAATGAGTAATGGTCAAAGATGTTATTTCACTCACGGAAAATCTGCTGATGTAATCAAGACTTCTCAAGCATATTCAATGAATACAGTTCAGGGGCATTATCATACAAAATTTACAATTTCATATTGGGCTAATCCTGATAATATTTTTTGGGCTATGAATGTTGGTTGTTTAATTAATCAAAAATCTATGGCATTTGATTATGCTAAAAATTTTAGAACTAGATTCATTATAGGTTGTGGAATTATTATAAATGGTATTCCAAGACTACTCCCAATGGTTTTAGACAAAAAAGGAGATTGGATTGGCAAAATCGTCTAGTTTAAAGCCCCATACAGCCACGCAGAGAGCCATAGATAAGCAAATAGGTGGCAATCATTATAAAGGCAAAATACAGCCTATAGAATTAATAATTTCACATAATTTAGACTTCATAGATGGCAATATAGTTAAATATGCAGTTAGGAATAAAAAGGGCGAGAATCCTAAAGAAAGATATGATAAAATAATTCATTATTGTGAATTAGCAAAGGAATTAAAATGTGGTTGAATTTATTAAGTTTAGGTGTAAAGACAGGGGCTAAGCTATACCAAAATAAACAACGAACAAAACAATTATTGTCAGATGCTCAGATGCGTCATGCAGAGCAAATGGCGAAAGGCGAAATTGAATATAAAGCAAAAGTTATTGAAAGTAATGACAATGGTTGGAAAGACGAATTTGTCCTTGTTCTTGTATCTTTGCCTATTTTGTTATTGGGTTATTCTGTTTTCTCTGACGACCCTGACATACGTAATAAATTAGATTTATTTTTTCAGTATTTTAAAGATTTACCTTATTGGTATCAAGCTATTTTTATTGGAGTAGTTTCTGCGATCTATGGTCTTAAAGGTGCAGACATCATGCGTAAGAAATAGTATAGTGTCCTAATGGACAATATAAAAGTTGATTTCGTTATAACAGACCTAGAACTACAATTAGAAACCAATAACAATCCTTATGGTTCTTATGTTAATTTTAGATTCATAGATACTTTTCCATACTTTACTAAAGTTAATGATATGGTCGAAGAAATAAAAAAACGAAGTGATGTTGATTTAATTAATTACGAATATTCTTATACAGGAATCCACGAAGATACTGATTTAAAACATTTTGATATTACTAGAAACTAGGGGTGGTTAAAGAGAGAGAAATAAAAACCACCCCATAGTTATTTTGGGTCAATTCAAAGTGATAGCCGTTTATATAAACTATCGTTATTCTTCCCAAAATTCTTTTTAACAAGTGGCCAAGTCTCCCTGACCACTCTATCTACTAGACTCATATATCGGGAGCAAATCAATATATCGTTAATAGAATCCATTAAACTTTACTATTCAAAGCTAAATCTCTTTTTAACTCTGATTGTTTTAAACTTACATATTTATCAAGGTTGTTATAATGATAACGACTCTTAATAAGCTGAAGTTCAGCCTCAGCATATTGCTCTACAACTTTTTTATATTCCTCATCAGTTCTAGCTTTATGCTCTGCCTCAGTAATACTTTTAGAATCTAATTTATGTTTTAAGAATACTTTACTGAATGTAGCTTTACGACCCTCATCAAGTATAATTACTTTCTTATGCCATTCAGCCCAATCTTGTGAGGCTTTTTCTAATTCTTCATAAGATTTATTGCTTAGACTCATATCAATATAACTCCTAATATAAATCCTACTACAAAGCAAATCCATTCTCGTCTGTAATGAAGTTCTAATACTTGCCAATCTCTTTTGCTTTTTCCAAATATAATCATGGGTATAATAACATCTCCTCTGCTTCTTGTTCTAATTGTTTTATTTGTTGTTTAAAGCTATGATTTTCTTTTTCTAAAGCATCTATCTTTTTGTGTAATCCTTTATTTTCTAAATACATAGCTTGTATTTCCTCTAACTTAATAGCGAAATCTTTTTTTAAGTTATAGAAATCGCTAATAAGTTTATCTTGAGTTTTAGATAATTCAGACATTAAAATGGAATCTCATCGTCCATATCTGACATCTTCTCAACAGGCATAGCATGATCTGGTGCTGATGGTTGAGCCTCTGTCATTTGTTGAGGTTTATACTGAGGCATAGTTTGACCTACAGGCTTAAATCCATCTACATTTGGTTGAGGTTTATATGGCTTAACCATAATTAAACAAAGTATCTGTTCAAGATTACCCTTTGCATATTGTGGTGGGTTTTGCATTTCCTGAGTCTTAGTCATATATTTTAAAACATATCCAGCTTTAGTATATTCTTGAACCTCAGGTGTGTTAAACCAATCATTAACTTGTGATAAACCATATTTTCTTTTGGTTAAGCTACAAGTAAATTTAACCTTACTTGCCTCGCCACTGTATTCATATTTGGGGCTAAGATTTCCCGTTGGAAAAAGTCGCATTTGTAACCCACAAAAAGGTTTATCGAATTTAGTTTTTTCGTACATTTTGTTTTCCTTTTTTTAGTTGATTATATTTTCGTACTGACTCGTTAAACATTAACTCGGATTTATGACAACTCAATAATCCTAGAAATGCTTTTAAGTGTTCCTTTTTGTATAAGATATGTCTAGCCTCAAAATCTCCACTATCTTTAGGAAGTCTAACTATATACATCTTATTGATCTTCTTTCCTGTTTGTTCTTCATAGGCCAACTTATATCCATGCAGTTGATGAACCATATTTAGAAACAAACCCTTAGAAGTTTTTATATCTATGAGCCAAAGATTATCTTGTGAGTCTTTAGCAATTAAATCTAAAGTTCCACAAAACCCTCGTTCAGAGTATAAAACCTTTTCAGACTCAATAACTTTTAGTTTATGTTTTGTCCAAAACCTTTTAAATTTCTCAAAGCAACCTAATATTACAGGGTCGCTTGGGTCAGTAAATTTTTCTCCTTTAAGCCACATCTCGCAAAACTTATGAACCATAGAGCCTATATTTAAAATATTATCTCCAGATTTCTTTGCATTAGCCTTAGCATTAGTTACTATCTTCTGTATCTGGTCGATTGGAATACCCTCTCTTTCCATTTCAGTTTTAATAGCATTTACTTGTTGGCTAATCTTCCAATTCTCTAACATTGGACTCGCTAACTTTCCAAGTAGTGTACTCATTCCAACTACATATTCGTTGTTATGAATATAGACGTGCTTTTCTTCATTGAACTCAATCGTATGACCATGTTCTAACTTATGTATTGCCATTATTCTCTCCCTTATATTGTTGTTTATTTTCTGCATTTGAAACACATACCCTATTATATTCTGGTAAATAGTGTTCTGTAGTTTCTTTCTTAGTTTGACTTCTGCTTATTATTCTATTCATGGCTTTGATTCGCTTGGTTTTCCACAAATCTTTTTTTGAACGGATATACATTAGCTTCTCTCCTTTTTAAAAATGTTAAGTTCTTATCTTCCATTGGTTTAATGAAATAGTCAATAGATACATCTAAATATTCGCATAATTTTTTAGCTATATTTAAACTAATCGCATTTTGGCCTCTTTCATATTTCTGTATTTGTTGGAATGTAACATTTACAGCTTTAGCGATTCTTGATTGGGTTTTACCTCTCATTAATCTAAGTTTTCTAAGTTGCAATCCTATTAAACAAGTTGCTATTTTAAGATTGTCTTGTTCACTAACATTCCATTGTAAAGTTAGTTCTTGGATTGATTGATTTACTTCTTCTATTGTTGTGTTTGTTCTTTTGTGCATTGTTTTCTCCTATATGTAATTATATTTTTTGTTAATTCTTTCTAACCATTCCTGTAAATGCTTATATCTTTTTTCTTCACTTAAAATTTCACACCCCATTCCTGTAGTATCTATCCAATGATCATAATATTGTATTTTTAAATCTAATTTTTCCTTTAAATATAAATACTGATATTTTTTAGTTTTAAGTTTTTCTTTAATTAAGCACACTATGACCTCTCTTTGTTAAACATTTTCTAACAATAGACTCATACTTTGTGTCCATTGTTGGGCTAACAGACCAATACAAAATATTACTTACAAAGTTTGTATTATCTTTAGCAAGTGTTTTACAATGTAATTGATCGTCAGTTATTAGATTTGCTCTATCACTATCGAATGTACCTGATCTTCCAGCAGTATCTATGATGGGTTTATAGGCACACGCATTGAGTAGAGTGCATAAAAGCCCTACAGTAAGTATTGTTTTTTTCATATCTTGTTTTATCTCTCGTTATAAAGTTGGTTGATGATATTTAACTTGATGTAAATGCCAAGCCAACCTTTTGTTTTTCTCTTTCAATTTCAGTAACTTTTCCAACAAGACTTTTTCTTTTTGTGTATTCTTGTCGTATTGTTCCTGAAGTTTGAAGATTTGTTTTTGCATGGTCTTTCTCCAATTTAATTACTTGATTTGCCAAGTAACTATCTACAGGATTAATCATATTTATTTCGTCCTGTAAATTCTGTAACTCCTCTAAAGTAGTTTGAGGGTTAATTATTCTTTGTAGTCTTTTAGACATCTCTTTAGTAAAGTTTGAGTTAGTTGGTATTCTCATTATATACTCCACACATGTAAGCAACCTAACATGATTGCAGTTAAACAAAAAGCACAAAAAATAAAACCTAAAGTGTAGTATGCTATTTTTTTCATTATCTATCTCCTACTGTAAATGAATAATTATTATTTGGGTGTGGGTACAAACCAATTTTTTCAAAAGATTCGATGAAAGCTGTATTTAATTTATCACAAAAAAATTCACTATCAGTTGATAGATACTCATAAGAAATAGCACCATCCATTGAAACATGGTAATCTCCATTTTCATTTTTCCAAAAATAAAACCAAACTTTTTTATCTGTGTACCAATCAAAAGTAATTTGCTTTTCAATAGTAGCACCACCAAAAGTTGCTGGTTCAACTTTGATATTAGGTTTTTTAATATCATCAAAATATGATGGTATTAAATTTGTTAATATTTTAGTTAATTTATTTTCTGTTATTTTTTTCATTATGCTCTCTCCTCATTTGTTACAATTTTTAAATTATCAAATAAATCTAAAGCACCAACATTTTGTGGTTCTGTAATAGTGCCATCAGTTTTATGAATACATATTTTAGCATTATATTTATCAGCATATGCAACAGTACAAATTCTGCCAAAATAATTTAAAAGTCTATTTTGATCTTTGTATAAATTTAAACAATTACTTATTGCTCTACGATTTCTTCTCATGTTTTTCTCTCCTTTTTTTTTATTTAACATACAAATAAATTACCAGAATGGTTGTATTATGCAAATATTATTTTTGGCGTAAAACCTAGCTTATTTGACTTTTTTTTAGTCATTTTTCTAATTTAGTTAGAATTTTCTTTTTTTTATTTTAAAATTAATTATAAACGAATCAATTAAAGATATGATTATAAATAAAAAATATGTTAGAGAGAATTATCCGAAAGGATATAAGTATTTATTTCATATCAAATACTAATAACTTGGTAACAAGTTCGTGTTGGGTTTTAGCCTCTCTCTCTAAAGCCCAGCACATAACAGGGAGAAAACGAGATGAAGCAACTAGATATATTTGATACTGATTACGAGTCTTGTAATTACACCAAGACTAGCCAAGAAGCATTAGCCACAATAAAGCCTAAGATTAAAACTAAAAGAGAACAAGTTTATGATCTTATAAAATTAAACGCATTAACTAATTATGAGATAGCTGATGAATTAGAAATACCATTAAGTTCAGCTTGTGCAAGATGCCATGAGTTACAAGAGTTAAATCTTGTGGTAGACTCTGGTTTAAAAAGAAAAACGAAATATGGGAAAGATGCGATAGTATGGAAAATAAAATAATGGATAAAAATAGAGAAAGATGTTTAACAGTATTAAGTTTAGGTGCTGGAGTTCAAAGTTCTACTATGGCTTTAATGACAAGAACAGGAGAATTACCTAAACCTGATGTCGGAATCTTTGCTGATACAGGTTATGAGTCAAAGAGTTGTTATGCTTATTTAGAATTTTTAAAAAAAGTTTTACCTTTTCCTATCTATGTTGTGAAATTTGGAAACATTAAAGATGATATGTTGAAAGCAAGAGGCACTACTGATTTTGTAGTAGCACCTTTTTATACTCAAGAAACTATTACAGGAAAAAAGGGAATGATTATGCGTCAATGCACAAATCAGTACAAAATTCAGCCTATAAAGAAAAAGATTAGAGAACTTTGTAATGTTGGTTTTAATAAAAGATTTCCTAAAGATAAATATGTTGAACAATGGATAGGAATTTCAAAAGATGAAATAGGTAGAATGAAACCAGCTAGAGACCCTTATATTTTAAATAGACACCCATTAATCGAAATGAATATGTCTAGGCAAGATTGTGTTAATTGGTTGAATAAAAATAAATTTCCATTGCCTGAAAAATCAGCTTGTATTTGTTGTCCATTCCATGATGATAAGTATTGGGATTTTATGAAAAAAGAAAGACCATCTGAATTTGCTGACGCAGTAGCATTTGATAAAGAAATTAGAACAATCAGTAGAAATAAAAATATTAAAAATTATACCCATAAATCATGTAAGCCTTTAGATGAGGTTGAGTTTAGTAAAGAGGACAATCAATTAGATATGTTTGAAAATGCGTGTGAGGGTCTTTGTGGAGTTTAAATGGCAAAAAAAAAATTAGCAACAAAGGGCGAGAGAGAGCATATGAGTAAGGTTGCTAGTTTAGGGTGTCTGGTGTGCCAAAGACCAGCTAATGTGCATCACATACGACCCATTGGGCTAGGAATAGGCATGAGATCAAGCCACTACCAAACGATACCTTTATGCCACGACCACCATCAAGGACAATTCAGTATTCATAACTGCAAAGAACAATTTGAGGCTCGTTATGGAACTGAGGCAGAACTATTACATAGGACTCTAAAAGAAATTAAAAGCATAGAACAAGTAAATGATTTTTTTAACCTAAAAGGAGAGAACAATGGCTGAAATGAGAGATGAACACTTTGAAGTAATATCTAGTAATCGTGCTAGACTTTATGAGAAACAAAAAAAGACCACAAATATAATTAAGACTCTGTTAAAGAGATATACAAAAAAACAATTAATCGAGATGATCGAGAAAGAGAGTAAGAATGTCTAAAAAGAGAGGTTATTTTATTTTATATAGAGATATATATTCTAGCCCAATATTTAAAAACATATTACAGGCTAGTTGTTGGATATATTTTATTAGTTCAGCATCACACCAAGATAAGACTTTAAGATTTTTAGATACAGAGGTTTTTATAAAACGAGGCGAGGCTATTATGCCTTTAAGAGTTACAGCTAAGAGATTTAACATGACTTACTCTGAAATGCGTTCTTTCATACTACGGCTTGTGCGTAGAAAAATGATAGGCACTAGAACAGCCCAGCTACAGCCCAGCAACAACCACCCTAGCCGAAAAGTAACGATAATAAACCTTATAAATTATGACAAATATCAGTATGTAGAATCCGAACAACCACCTACAGCCCACCTATCGCAACAAGTGTCAATACACAATACTAATACACATATACTAAATAGTAAGTCTAGCAAAGATAAGGTTGTGAATAGTGGGTATAAAAAAATAGGAGAATGGGGAGAATACACCATTGTGTTGAAAGACTCTAAAAAATATCTAAAACATAAATGGAAAGATGAGCCTCTGAAAGAATACCAATGAGTGCGATATTAAGAATATTCAAATATGTCAGAAAAAGATTGATTAATCTGTCTATTGAAAATAAAAGGTTAAAGATGCAACTTGAATTTTACAAAGCGATTGTGGAAAGTGATAATTCTAAAAAACATTAATGCCACAATTAGAACACATTTTGTATGGGAGAAAGAAAATTAAGGTGCAATTTAGACCACTTAAAAATCTTGATGGATATTACGAAACCGAGAAGAAAATAATTGTGTTGGATAGTAGAATAAAAGGCAAAAGACTTTTTAACACAATAATTCACGAGATATTTCACTTAATTGCTCATCTATCTAAAATTAAATTTAGAACTATGGGAGAAGAACCAATGGCAATAGAGATAGGAAATGGCTTTACTAAGATATTTAAACAAAACCCTAAACTATGGAAATTATTAACTAAACTAATAAAATGATACCTTTTCCTAAAAAAAAATATAATATCATCTATAGTGACCCAGCTTGGTACTTTAAAACATATTCTGATAAAGGCGAAAAACGATCTGCTGTACAGCATTATAATTGTATGTCTATTGACGATATTTGTAATCTTCCACTTAGGGATATTTCTGCTGATGATTGTATCTTATTTATTTGGGTTATTGACCCAATGCTACCAGAGGCTTTTAAAGTTATTGAGTCTTGGGGGTTCAAATACAAAACAGTAGCTTTTACATGGGTAAAGAAAAATAAAAAATCTGATAACTATTTTACAGGCATGGGTTATTATACAAGATCAAACCCTGAGATGTGTTTGTTGGCAACTAAAGGAAAACCTAAAAGATTATCTAAATCTGTAAGACAATTAATAATCAGCCGAATAGAACAACATAGCAAGAAACCAGATGAAATAAGAACTAGAATAACAGAACTCTGTGGAGATTTACCTAGAATAGAACTATTTGCTAGACAGAAAGCAGAGGGTTGGGATTCATGGGGAAATGAGGTATAAATTAGCATTATGAAAAACGACAAAAATAAGGCAACTGACACAATTAAGACAAAATCTATGGGAAGACCTAAGAAAGAATTAGATGAAGATGTTATTGCAAAACTTAGTCAGATAGGCTGTACACAAGAAGAAATAGGTTCTGTTTTAGGAATATCAGCTAGAACTTTACAAAGAAGATATGCTGATTTAGTTGCAGAAAACAAAAACATTGGTAAAGCTAGTCTAAGGAAGAAACTATGGGAAAAGGCTCTTAAAGGAGACCCTAAGCTACTTATATGGCTATCTAAGAACGAACTTAACATGGTTGATAAGATACACACCACACAAACTGTTGAACCTCTACCATTAATTATTGATGCTAAAGCTGACGAGGTAAATGGCTAAACAAAAATTCACGCACTTCATACCAAGAGATAAACCACCAAAAAGAGGTGCTGGAAAACATAAGAAGAACAAAAACAAACATGAAAAACGACAACAAAAACAAACTAGATACAAAGGACAAGGAAGATAATATGAGTGAAGTAATCGGAGAGAATACATTTTTAAAACTAAGACAACAAAAAGATCAAATGAAAGCTGAGTTAGAGCAAGTAAAAATACAAAGAGATATTGCTTTAAGAAGACAAAAGAAACTTGAAGATGCTGTAAAAGATTTAAGAAAGTTGGTAGAGAGTGGAACAGAAGCGAAGTAACTTTTATCCTAATGGAGAGATCATAGATTATTCTCTACCTCAATCATTCCAGAAAAGTTTAAAAGCAGAGGCTTGTGGTAACTGTGGATTATACTCTAACAAAAGATCATTCTGTGGTCGTTGGGGTGCTAAAGCTGTAAAAGATAATTACATATGCCACGAATGGAGAAAAAGGTTCTTTAAGAGATAGTTTTGTGATATTTATGCCTCATGGCTAAATACAAAAATAAAACTGTTAAACTTAACAAACCCATGCGTGGAGATGTTAAGAAGTTTAAAGTATTCGTAAAGAATCGTAAGACAGGCAGAGTAGTCAAAGTTAATTTTGGCGATAAGAAGCTATCTATCAAAAAGAATATTCCAGCTAGAAAAAGATCATTTATGGCAAGATTTAGACCAATACTTGCTAAAGCTAAACGATCAGGCAAACAATTAAATACAACTCCTGTATATTGGGCAGTTAAATCATGGCAAAAAGGGTTTAAAGTATAATGGATAGGTTTGTTTATAAATTCTTTGGCTTAATAGATAATTGCTTTGCTTGGGTAGAAAGTAAATTTAAAAAGAAGAAAAAAAAATGAGAGATACTAAAGTTTTAGAATCTTTTAGAAAACATGCAGAAAAAAAACTAAAAGAAATGAATTTAACTAAGTATCTTAAAAAAGAAGTTGAACATGGTGCTAATGGTACTCAACAGTATGTAATTAAAAAAGGAATTAACAAGGGCAAGATAGCTAAATAATATGGGTAGGATTATGAACTATTACTTTACAGGAATATTGATTTTAGGATTTGTATTTTTAGCATTTTGTATGAAGCCATTATGAAAATAAGTGAAGATACAAACATAGGATTACCACTTAGAAATCTAATAGGTTTAATTAGTGCTATAGTTATTGGTGCATGGTTTAGCTTTGGAGTTATTGAAAGACTCAATCAGCTTGAGACTAAAAATCAATTATTTGAACAAGATTTATTAGAGGCTTCTGTTCAAAAGCCAATCGACCAAGAGCAATTCATGCTTCTTGAACATATTGCAGAGGGTTTAGAAAAACTAACAATTAGAGTTGATGACATGATGAATAACAAAGTTAATATTGATAGATTACAGCAAGATGTTGAAAGACTTAGAATTGATACAGAAAAATTAAAAGATTCTGTCAGAGCCAATATTGGTAAATTAAATGGAGATCACTAATGGTAGGTTTTGTATTTGTATTATGCTTATTTATTAATGGTGAGTTAATTGAACATAGAATACAAGATAGTTTATCTACTTGCTTAAAGA